ATGGTATTGATTCTTGTTTTTAATTTTAACTTAACAAAGGGGTCTATTGTGGGGAAAAGAGTATCTAAAGAAACAAAAGGGTATGTTTTAGCAGCAATCGCGAATGGAGAGTCAGCGAAAGATGTAGCAAATAATTATGAAGTCTCGTTAAGCGCCATTTCAAAGTGGAAATCTGAAGAAAGAAAGAATAGTGGAATGGTGCGCTTAAAGTCGGCAACAAAAGACTCCAAGCCAATTGAAAAATTATCTGCAAATGAACTTGCTACTGAGCCTATGATGGCGCCACCATCCATGGTGATAGAGCGAAGACTTCACGAAGTGGAAATACAAAATCATTTGCTGCGTCAATTAATCAAAACTTTGCTATAAGGAAATAATAAAAATGAGCACTTTAGAAGTTAATCCAAATAAAGAATATATTCTTGCGGGAGATATTTCCAATTCAATGACGATGGCTGATCCACTTTGCGGGAATAGTTCTCGTTATAAATATATGTTGGAAAAGTTTAAACAGTTTATCAAGACAGCAGAGGAATACGATCCACACGGCCCAACAATATTATTGTTTGGCGAGAATGTTCACGTTTACCCTGACTCAACTTTAGAGAAGGTTAATTCAGCCCTTGATTCAGTAGCGTTTGAAGGCTTTACCAATTTAGATTTAGCTATTAAATCTGCTTATGCAATTCATCTTGAAAAGAAAAGAGAAATGGAAGCCGCGGGCGAGATTCACCCTGGAACCGTGATGCTGGTGTTTACTGATGGGGAGCCAACAGCTAGATTGCCCGTGCTTAATATTCTTGTGAAAATTGCTAATGAAATAAAATCAGAAGATGAATTTAATGTTGTGTTGTTAACCGTGGGGACAATTGATCGAGGGCTGCAACAATATCTTGATAATCTTCATGACGACTTAGAAGCCAAGAACCCTAGAGACTTTGATATTTTTCATGTCATGCGCCTTGAGCAGACTACATTTTTAAAATCGGTAATGGGTTCTTTTGTTCATGGCGTGAGCGCTAGCTAATGTGGCCGCAGTGGTTGGCATTAGCAGTTGCGGGCGTAATTTTAATATTTGGTTGGAGACGTAGGGTGGCGCACTTAGAATATATTGGCAAAATCAATCCTGAGGCAGTAAAGAAGATGGCGGATATTAGAAGTGAATTTATTGCCTTTCATCGAAAGATTGAGTCGCTAGGAAGAAGTCGAGAGCTGTCAATTGCGCTGACTGAAATTGAGAATGCGCTTATGTGGACGATGAAACATTTGGCAATTGAGGGTAAAGAATAATCAATGGGGGCTTAGCTATATAATCAAACCCATTGGGTAAAATAGCATTTTATGAGCCCACATTAATTTACTGGAGATGAGCTATGGGAAAGACCAATGAGGAAGTTATTAAGATACTTGAAAGCCTTCGCTATTATTATAAAGTTGAAGAATGTTCTTCAATCGCTGTAAAAATTTTTAGAGAAATAAATGAGCGAATAAATGATTTGATTGATGAGCTGTCTCCGCCAAAGCCAAAGTTTAAGGTAGGGGATATTGTTATTAATGAGCGCGGGTGGGTTGCCAAAGTTAAAGAAGTTTCGCTTGACCCTCGCGCTTATGTGATTATGCCATTTTATCAACTTGTGACCGGCGCCAAGCTTTGTGTATCCGAAAATGAGGTTTATTCTTATGAGGAATTTATTCAAAAGTTTGATGGTGGGAAATGCTAAAAGAACATCAAGATCAGGCTCTATACTTTCAGCTGCGATATCAAGATTTAAGCAAAAAATTTATGCATTGCCTTTCAAAGGCCACATGCGCAAATAATAAGAATTATTTAGAGGATTGCCAAGAGGCGTTTTATATAGCCGTGCAATTTGAAACTCTTTTGTCAGAAAAATTTGAGTTCGACAAGGCGCTAATAAAATACCAAGTTACGCAATTAATAAAATCAAGGGAAGAGCGCAAAGACGACATTTAATTTATCAGGAGTGAGCTATGGAATTTATTTTGTTTGTTGCATGTGTTCCCTGGGTAATATTGATGGGTGGGTTTGTTGTCTATATGGTTAGAAGCCATAAAAAAGTAATGAAGGCCATTGATGAGGCAAATGTAGATAGCGTTTCTAGGCTGGCTGAAATTAAAGCGCAGAGACTAGGGCATATTTTGCCCCATCAAGAATTATCTGAATTACCGAGCACCCAAGAAAAGATTTTGCAGGCAACGGCAGGGAAATCTGGGAAGTCTTATATAATTTATCCAGACGGGGAAGGTAAATAAATGTTAATCGACATGTTAAATGTTTTTGCGTTTATATTTCTCCTGGGGCTTTGGGTTGAGGCATTGATTAAGTTTGCTAACAGGCGATCTGAGTTATTCGGGGCGATAATTGGTAATTTGATACTTCAGTCGGCATGTCTTAGTGCGCCGGCTTATCATTTGATATTAATGTTTAGGGGGTTAACTTAAATGTTGATATCAATCACGGGGGTAATCGAAATGTTTATGGTGGGAATGATTTTCGGGGCTTTTTTAATGGGATATTTTATTTTTAAATTTAACAAGAGGAAGAAATAACGATGCCATGTTATGAGCCGCCATGGGGCAGAGAATTTGATACACAGAAAGAACAATTATTGTTTGAAGATAATGCACGATTAATATCTTTATTGTGTTCTGTTAGCTCTATCTTGGAAAGGCTGAACTATAATTTTAAAGAAAATCCAGCACTTGATGAGTGGTGGAATAAACATAAATTTAAGGAGTCAAAATAATGCATTTCATATCCGGCTTATTAATAGGTTCTATTGCAACCATTGTCGGCATAGGTTACTTATCTTATGAGTTTCCCACACTTGTTTGCAAAGTATTTGACGTGCTACAGAAAGAGGTCAAAAAATGAGCGTTTTAAGTGGGGGAGAAACTCTTTTTGAGGCATCTATAAAAATGGCTAAAGGTAATCCTGGCGCGCTTAATGTCATAGCGCAGTTATCAGCTCATCCTGATGGGGCAAGCATTATTCTCTGCCTTGATAAAATGGGCATAACAGGTTCCCGCATATGGGTGTTATATAAAGATTTGTGCGGGCAAGACATTCGCAAAATGATAGAAATGCTTGAAAAGCGACCGCCAAAATTTGTCGCATTTGTTAATGAGGAAATAAATAATGAGCGGTGAATCATTAGATGATGTTTTTGCCAAAGTAAGAGATGCCGCATATGAAATTAAGCAAAGAGTTGGCAATGATATTATGCTGCTATCATTTGCAAAATTTCTGGATTCTATAGGAACTGCTTTGCATGATGTGGCATTGTTTTTATCTGGAGATATTGGGCGAGATGATTTAGCCTCGGTTGAGAAACTATTACCACCTTTAGTTGAAGTTGAAGTAATAAAGGAATTTCTTGATGAACTTGAAAATGAAATCATGGCAATAAGGAGCAAAATAAAAAATGAATCGTGATGAATTTCAACATAAATACCATAATTACATGACCGATAGCAAAAATGATGCTGAAAAAGAATGCGCAATAGTAAATTCTCAAATGACAGACGGCCATGAGGTTGTTGTTCAAGGCTTTAAAGGATTTGGATATTGCTTAATGTTGAAAATGAGCGCAGACGCATTGCCGTTCTATTTTCCAGAAATAATGGAAGAGGTTCAGAAATGAGTAAGCTTAGCTTTGATATTAGTGAGTCAATAGGAAAAGATACATTTCTTTTCTTAATAGGAAAGCTCATGGATGCTTGCATTAAAATTGATTCACTAGAAGATCAATTGCAACTACATCATGAATTAATACAAAACATGGCGCATGACATTCAAAAGCTCAAAGCTAAGGCAGGAGAGTTTTAATGAGCGCTAATTATCTTTATCGGTGCCCACGATGCAAATTAGAAAACTATTGCATGATGGTGCCGGAAGGAATTTGTGCTTGGTGCAATTGGCCAAATGAGGATTCACGAATTTTAAAAGGTCGTGGTGCGATTGTGAGAATGGCAAAAATATATCGAATAACAGGTGCCTTCAAATTGTGAAATCAAAAATAGTTTACGGTCGCTACAAACCATTAAATACTAATGTCCCAGAAAACTGGAAGCATTGGCTTAATACATTTATTAAATTTGAACGTCACGGTGATAATTTGGCTGTAAGTGAGGAATGGTTAAGCCGCCAAAGAGGCAAAGGGTTACCACTGCCGCCTTTTAGAGTTTTAAACAAAAAAGATGTGGAGACGATTTGATGGGCGAGATTAATGAAATAGCTGCTGAGATCGAGGAAAAGATGTCTATGCGCTTAAGAAAGCAGATAGAAAAACATCCAGGTCTTGCTGGGGGCAGACGTAATGGCGTGTGGAATAAAGCTTATCTAAGCGCTGCGGCAATGATGTTGGTGCGCGCATTCTTAGATACCGATGCGGGGCCAGATTTTATGGGTCATGTTTTTAAATGCATTGTTAATGATGTGAAAGAAAACAAACTGAGCAAGGCGAATTAAATGACGCATGAAACCAAATATCAAAAGCTGAAAAAGTTTTGCATTGAGGTTCTGGAGCCGCAAAGAAAGTTTGTGCAAGGCCTTGGCATGGTGAATGTCGGCGCCGAAACCCCTATAGAGTTTCTTGCGCAATATCGAATTGAGCTTGCATTGCTACAGCGATATGAAACGCAATATAGGGAAATGTTTGATAAATATGCGGCTGAGCTTCCAGCCTTAAATAAGGTTGGCTAAATGAAAAAGCTAGATATTGATTTTGAAGAATGCGCAACTGATGAGGAGCGTCTTGCCTTGTTATTTGCAAATAGGCTTAATGAATTAGAGGCGAGAATTAAAACCCTAGAAACGCCAGCGTTTGTTCCTGCAACAGATTGTGAACGTCTTTGCATTGATTTACTAGTGACTCTAAAGCAATTAGATGCCCTAGCTTATAGGGTTAATTGGTTGGTTGGAAAGGTAGAAAAAATTGAGGAACGCCTATAAATGAAATGTCCGGAATGTTTAAAACTTGGCCTTAAAAGCACTATAGAGATAGGTGCTACCACTACCACTGCAATGACGACTTATGAGTATTATGATGAGGATGGAAAGTACCATCGACATGATCCAAATATAAGATATACCAATTATTTATGCTCAAATCATCATCATTTTTGTGTTAGAAGAAATAGCGAGGGGAAGGAATGTTAATAACTGAAAAACAATTGCTTTTGCTAATAGAGGTGTTGGCAGAGGTTCGACATATGACAGCGCTTTCAATACCTTCGGAGACAATGCGCGCGCTCCATAATGATATTATTAACCAGCAGAGCAATGATTTGCTTTTGGTTGATGATAAAGACCCAAGGGCCAGTCATTATAACAGACGTTTTGATTCAAAATTTCAACCGCGCGGTGAGCATAAATTTCGCAAGCAAAAAGATACAGGATATTGGAATGGCAACAAATAAACTTGATTTTGAACTGGAAGAGCTTTTCGCTCCATTGACCACTCATAATGGGGGCATTCATTCGCCAACTTATAGGGAAGTTATTGCGCGACAAAATAAAATACAAGAAAGCATTGCAAGAAAGCTAAAAGATGTTTGTCAGGCAGTTGATGAGCATGCGAAGGGATTTGATTTCTTGATCAAGGCGCATAATCATGCCGCGGATTGCAATAATAAATCAATTGGGCGCATTGAAAAGAGACTTGATGCGATGATTGAATGGCAGGAAGAAGCAAAAGAAAAGTTAATATCCCTACATGGTTCATTGATTGTGCTTCAGGAAGAGATAGCAAATCTAAAGATGGAAATGTCTACATTAAATTGCGGCTTTGATTCAATGGCTGATGATGTTTTTGAAATTGATGCCAAGATTTATAATTTAAAGGTGCAGGTAGAGGATAAGTAATGGGCGATAATAAAACATATTCCTTTTCACAAGAAGACTTAGATTATTTTGCAGATATTGGCATTCCCAAAATGACCAATGGGGGGAGATGGCATAAATACCCAGCTATGCTGCCCAAAAATCGCACCTATGTCATGGCGTGGAATAAAAGGCGTAAAATCCCTCAACATTGTTTTTTTGTTCTGCATCCGCAAGAGGACCATAGGTTTGTTTTAATTGGCGATTATTCTTATGGGTCATGCATGGCGCTTAATGACATTTCATATTGGATGAGTTGCGATAAAGTTCCGGGGATAAGCAATCATGAATAAATGCCCCAAATGCAAAAAATTTACACTTGTTACTCATGTTGGAGATTTGTTTTTTGAAGATTATTGCCTTGGATATACTTGTCGCTATGTAATTAGGCGTCTAAGAGCAAAAAAAGCGGAAAGGTGAAAATTGAGAATTTATCCTAAACATGAATTCTTAAATCTTCCCGTGGGTACTGTTTTTTGCAAGGGTACAATTTTTAAATTTGAAGATATTTGTATAAAGCGCATGTCTTGCGGCCATGGTAATTTTTACTATCAAAGATTTAATTGGATCGAGGCGTCGAGCGATCATGAAGCAATGGAAAGATTAGGGGAAATGCTGGATAACAAAGCCTCTTACCCAATGGAAGATGCAATTGCACAAGACGGGATGCTTGATGATTGTGAAATTTTCTTGGTTTTTGAAAAAAGCGATTTAGAAAAATTAATAATGAAATTATTCCTTGCCCTTAAAGATGCCTATTAACTGCCCATAACCTTCAAATGCGCTATTACTTTTGAAAAAAACAAACCAACAGAGAAAGCAGCTAATAAAGCTGGCAATGTAAACTTAAAAAAGAAATCTCGGACATTAACTATTTTATTAAGTTCGTTATGGTCGTTCTCCTGCTTATCCCTTACTTCATTAACCGTTTCATCGAGATGATGTAGCGAATCTTCTATATTTTCTAAGCGAAAGCAAATGTCTTTTAGCTCATTGTATATTTCTAAAGGGACATAAATTCTTGTGATGTTGTCTGGGTTTTTCATTTAGTAGCCCAGGTCTTGATCATCTTCTCCCCACCACGGCTAACAATATAACCACCAATGCCAATTTTCAATAACTCCCACATGTCAGGCGGAATAGGCAAACTTGGCGCACTGTGCCAGAACAAACTTAAATAAGGGTAAAGCAAATAATTATTAACGATAATGCCAACAAAGCTTAACATTGTTATCGGACGCCATGAACGTTGGATCCAGCTCTCGCCCTTAGCCTCAGCAATAACAACCTGCGCTTGGCTATCTACTATCTGCTGCTTTAATTGCTGAGCTTGAGCTGGGTCTGGAATAACTCTGTCAATAATCGCGGTAATAGCATTTCCAATAGCGGTAATGGGGTCCATTATTTAACCTTCGGCCATTGGCCAGTTTCCATCATTAATGCGTCTTCATCACATCTATTCGGCACCTGTCTATGCCAAAGACTCAAACGCATGGCGTTTGCCGCTTCCTTCCATTTTTTATCGCGAATAAATCCCAACGTGCCAGTAAATGTTAATAACTTCTTAATGCCAAACTCAAAGCACATGTCCAATATTACTGCTTTGCGTACTTCGTCTAAATCGTCATACCAAGGAAATTTATCGCGCAATTGTTGTTCACAATTTTTAATATCGTTATCCAATAAGAATTCTGCTTCGGCAACTGAAATGCCATTGCCCTCTAGATTGCGACCAATGCCAACTGTTAAATAACCCTGAGTGTCTTTATAAGGATGAAGACGTAAGCCCTCATGATTGAATATCAAATCTTTTACGTTCATTGGATCTCCCATTGAGATAGATAAGTTAATATTTCATCGCGCGCTGATTCCCAGCCATAAGCCACAATAGCCTTATAGCCAACAAGATTCATAAGCCGCAACCAATCCTTCTGCATTGGCGATAAAATCCCGCCTATGCGCTTTAATTCAATCCACAGGCCATGATAAGGCGCCGCCGGATAGGCAAATAACAAATCACTTACACCTGCTTTGACACCTTGACGCTTTAGAGCCGCACCCTCATGAATAGTTCGAGAGCCGCCATTAGGGATATGAATAAGATAGGGAATGATGTGGGGTTGCAAATTCGCCCAGCGAAACAGAGTCTCTTGCTCTTTTGCTTCGCTAGGCATATTCCGACGAGCTTTAAGTTTTTTGTTCCAGTAAGTCATAAGCTTGACCAACTATTAATGCACCAAAAACTCGACCAACAATTGCTTTAAGAAAACTAATTTCTTCTGCTGTTAATTCAATTTCACAAGATGACGAATTAATTTTAATAGCTAACTTGAAACGCTTAACCTTATCATCCACTGATTGATGTTCATTTGGAAACTCAGTCATTAATGCAGTTAATAGGGCGTCTTTTAAAGTAAAGCTTTCGCCATTATTTTCTATTGGTTTATTTTTTAGATCGACAAAGACTTGGGAAATATCAATCAAGCTCATCCTTACATCCTTTTCTTGGCTTTCTTCATTTCGTCTTTGCCCATTTTATCCATTTTGCCACGGCTTTTATCCATAGGCATTTTGTCTTTTTTCATTTTGGCTGCTGGGCTTTTGCAAGGTGCTTTCATTTTGGCCATTTGACTAATCCTCATTTAATGTGAAACTGCAATTAACTATATATAAGCCCTTTAATTTATGCAATAATTTTGCAACCCCATCCATTCCATATCTCAAAAAGGACAAAACCATGAGCGTTCAAAATGTATCAGTAGAACCAGCTGGCCAAGTTGGAATAATCCCCCGCATCGTGAGAATTCAGTGCACGGATACATATGCGCAAATCACAACGGCAGGTTATCTAAATAGCATTGGATTGGTTGAAGGCGTGAATTTTTCAGCGAGTGATTTTTATATATTTAACTATGGCGATCAAAACCAATACATCGGCACCTTTGCCGCAACCATTACCGCCGGGGTATTAACCCTCGCAGCCCAAGGTACGGTTAGCTCGTCAACCGCAAATCATTTTGCAATATTTACCGACACCACCGGCTCCTTAGGTCAAGATGCTGCAACCGCAATTAATGGCGGCAATATTCAAGCGGGCTTATCTGGAACAGCTGGCTATTTAGCATCCTTCCCAGCTACCGCATCTAAAGGCTCATTACATTTAACCGCCGTAGCTAACACTGGCAACACTGTCACCACCATTAGCAATGCCGCAATGGGTCAAGCAAGCGTTGTCTCCATTCCAGATCCAGCTGCAGCAACTGCTAATTTTGTTTTAGCACCCGCCGCATTAGTTTCTGGCAATTTAGTTAAGGCAAGTGGAACCGCAGGCTTAATTGTTGACGCCGGCTTCACTTCCCCCGCCAGTGATGCAAGTGCCAATGCCGATGCAACCACAATTGCAGTGCCCCTGTCTTCAAATGGCGCAGGCTCATTATCATTTGCTAATACACTTCCGCGTTATGCAACTGGCTCGCTTACTCTTAGCCAAATTCAAAATGCTTATACAACCCCTATCGAATTAATCCCAGCGCCAGGTGCTAATTTGATGGTTGTTATTCACTCTTTTGTTTTGGAATTAATTTATGGTTCAGCTGCCTACACTGGTGGCGGCGCCGCTTACTTGCAATATGGCGCAACAGCCCATGGCACCAACTACGCAACCCTTTCAACTGATTTGCCGGCGACTTTATTTACCGGCCTTGGAGCCTCAACAGCTGTAAGCTGTAATGGTAATATCAACACCACAACGGGCCTTGCAACATCGGCTTGTGGCAATGCTGCGGTAACCTATACCAATGCCACTGCTGTGTTTGCAGTAGGAACTGGTGGCTCTGCTAGATGGTATGTTTATTATTCCATTGTTCCAATTACCTAATATTGGCTAATCAAAAAAAAGGGCTATTTTTTAGCCCTTTTTTTATTTGTCTTTGCTTGCCTCTGCACCGAATAACCAATTGCAACAGCTTGCTTAATTGGCTTCCCGGATTTTATTTCGACCGCAATATTCTTTTGCCGTGCTTTCTTTGATGAAGATTTAATTAATGGCATTGTCGCATCCTTATGCTTTGTATTCTGTGATTTGGATATAACTAAACATGGCACCACCAAATTTTCTAAGCGGGCCTGAGACACCATTGACAAATAATCCAGGCGTTCCGGTGCCTTCACCACCTGCGCGAACAGTAAAAGTATGAGCGCTAGTGTCACCTGCCGTCATTCTATAAGTCACGCGAATACCAGTGGGAGCTGATGCAACAGCCTGAGAAGCAACCGCGATTGCGTCAGTGCCAGAATCTAAAAACAAAGCCACGGCAATAGCGTTTGTCGTGCAGGTGCAATAAAGAACTGCTTCAATTTGCCAGATATTGCTAGCACTTCCGGCGGTAATTGCTTGCGATAGGAATTGCCCACCTTCGGTGATTTGCGGAATGGTGTCATCATTGGGAATTGGTGAGGTTGTGGTTTGCACTGAGGTAAGGGTCGTGCTTACCGTTTGATAAATAGAACCACTACTAGCTGGGATACTCGCCCAGGTGGCATCACCGCGCCAAAATGTAGTGGCTGAAGCGCTAGATCCACCGTTGAGATTGGCAACTGGCAAATTACCAGTTACACCAGTTGTGAGCGGCAACCCCGTGCAACTGGTCAAGACTCCGGCAGTGGGTGTTCCGAGTGCTGGAGTGGTAAGTGTTAAATTCGTTGCCGCAAGTCCTGATGGCAATGTTGTGCTCAAACTTGGCACGCCAGTATTACTAGTTACCAAAACCGCGCTATTAACAGAGGATATGCTGGCCAAGTTCTTTGAAACATCTGTTGCAACAATTGTTGATGCAGTAAGCCCGCTTAGATTAAGTCCAGTAAAAGCCGGTGCCAGCCCAGATACAGTACTTGTTAAATTCTTCGATGCATCTGTAGCAACCAACCCACTAACATTTAGTCCGCTCAGATTGAGCCCAGTAAAGGCTGGTGATAGTCCAGATACGGAACTGGTTAGATTTTTCGAGGCATCCGTTGCAACTAAACCACTTATGCTCAATCCACTTAAGTTAAGACCCGTAAAGGTGGGCGATAATCCGGATATAGAGCTTGTTAGATTCTTAGAGACATCGGTGGCAATTAATCCGCTGGCGCTTAAGCCGCTCAGTGTAAGTCCGGTAATCCCTAGCGTAGAACCGCTGGCCACATGTAAAAGAGTTTGCACTTGTGAAAGTGTCTCTTTAGATGTTACTCCGCCTGCGGTTATGGGGAAAGCGTCTGTAAGTGCGGGGGTAATAACTGCAGGTAGATCTGCGATTTTAACTTCTGCGACCATTTTTTTATTCCTTATGTGATCAGGTAATCGCCGTTATCTGCAATAATTTTCTCAACACTATCAGTAATAATAAAAGCATCCCCTGGCGTTGGAGTTGGCTCATTTTTACTGCCTTCAAAATAAGGGCTTTCCAATAATGGATTATCTAGAATTCCGAAAAATTCATTATTTGAAAATGGCATTCAACCCCCCCTATCCATTTGTCGATAACGCATAAAATGAAATCGTCACATACGCAGTAGTATCAGGAGTAATGCAGGTAATAGTGTCTGTGTTTCTAACCTTTAATGCGGTTGGATTATAAACACTCGTTACCGCTGAAAAATTGCCACTATTGCCAGCAACCGCTGCAGTACCATTAACCGAAACAAACACATTTGAGCCTGGCGCAATTTGAAATATTGCCACCCAATATGTTTCATCACCTGGCACAGTCAGCGCAGTAGACGCCACATTGGCTTTTAAGTTGGCAGAAAAACAATAGTCTGGAAATTGCAAACCAAAGCCGTTATAGCCATTTATGTCTCGAGTCATTGAAAAAAACTTTGCCATTCTAAATGCTCCTTACACGTGCACATAAAGTTGAAGAAAAGTAAATGGATTCATAGTGTCTGTGCCACTGCCAGCGCTATCGGTTGCACTAATGTTGCTAGGCCCTGTCCCAGGAAATCCACCAGGAATAACGGGAATGTTTACCGCGCCGCCATCTAAAGCGCCGTCATTCACCCAGCTTCCTGTTATTCCAGGAATGTTTTTATTGGTGCCGAAAGTGTGGGTATGTGGTTTTAATACGTTTTCACCACCACCCGTAGCGCCAGCTGCTCGGGCAGTTAAACCGGCGCCTGAGCCTGACGCGCCTAATAAGCGTGAATTGGTTGTTGGTACTTGCAGTTTTTTCCCTGCATTCCAGTCCGCTATCGCATCGGCACCGCGGCCAGTACTAACCGGGCAGACTGCGTCGCTGTAAGAGGTATAGAAAAACACATATAAATTGTAGTAATACAGGCCAACGTGGGTACCACCTGAGCCGCCATTACCTAGGGTTTCTGAATCTATTAAAGGCAGCCATCCATACATGTCTAATTGCGTAACGCTAGATGGAGCGAAGAATTGATAAGTACCGGTGGGGATTTTAAACCAGAAATCCATAGCAGCTTTGTACTGGGCATAGCTTAGTGGAATAACTGGGGGGTCGGCTACTATGCCTGGCGTTAAGATGGCATTTGTTAGGCCGTAGGTGCAAGCTACGTTTATATCAAGCGACAAAATAACGGCGCAATAATTTAATGTATTTGGAAGTGCTGTAAAAGTTAGTGTCGATGGAACAGTAAAGTTGACTGTATATTTTGCCCAGCTAGTAGTCAGGTTAATTGTTGCAAGCGTTGCCGAAGTTTGAACGGGGCTACCGCCAGCGCCAAAATCTTGATACCACTTTATCTCGATTTTTCTGGTATTAGCGCTTGCTATAGCCCAAAACGATAAAGTTACTGTTTGCCCCTGCAAGAAATTAACATTGTTATAATTTATTTGCGGAACTATCCACTTGTAGGTTTCACCAGTTGCAGCAGAGCAAGTATAAAGCAAATAATAAAGCGGATTGCCTTCGACTGCGACTTGTCCCGTAGCAAATTGCTGCTGAGAAAAATTGTCAGTAGTTGTTGAAGCATTTCTCTGAAAATACCAGCCATCAACAATTAGCTGCTGAGTATCATCAGCAACAATACTGCCAGTGCTAGTTACTACTGTGGTACCTGATAGTGGAGAACCACTACCAAAGGTAACTGGGGTATAATCCCAAAGTAGCAATTGCGGATTGGTGATGTAATTTAAGATATCCGCAGTTATTGTGCCTGCTTCATTAAAAACGTTCGGGGGGAAGCCTTCTAGCGTTTCTTGCAAGACTGAATTCTGATCGTATACCTCTATATAATAAAGCTCTATATTGCCATCAGCATCATAGGGATAAAAATAAGGAATAACACGGCTTCCAGCAGCGCCGCTTAATGTTCCATCAATATTTAGCGTATTAGGATTGGTAATTGCTACTACGTTGTAATTGGGTGGACTACCGCTTATTTGATAGACAGTCTTTAAGGTGGTGCGATTTATATCGCTAAAAAACTTTACTACTCCGGCTGATAATGGTGTACCATCAACTTTATTGTTTAGATAGGTTTGGAATGTGTTCATTCCGATATATTGATCTGTTAATGGTGTTGTCATCTAATTGCCTCGCAAACTGGGAGATATTGAAATGTTTTTATTAGTTATCCTGTTTATCATTTGCCTTATTGCCGGTCTTAAGGAAGAAGAGCAATACAAAACCTTAAGAAAAAAAGACCCAACGCTGCCGGACTTAAGATGGAATATGTTTCGCACTAAAGATGATTGAATCATTGCCCCACCTTTCTTGCTGCAAGCGAAGGTGGCAAAATTCTACTTATTGCCTGCAATAATTGCGGGTTAAGATTGGTTGGCATTTCACTGCCCATTCGGCGCAAGACATTTATTGCTGGGTTGCCAGTTTGCAATACTTCTGGCGCCATGAGCTCAGCTAATATTTGCTTCATCGGCGAAACACCGGCGGCTTTCATAATTGGGCTCGCAACCGCTTGCGCTGAAAGAATGCCCTTATTAACAGGATAAGCGCGTAATGGCGCTACATTCTTGCGATAATATTCATTGGCTTCTTTATACTTCTGAACAGCTTCGGAATGTCCTTTGCGCTGCAAGCCGCCTAATAAGTCATGCTCAAGATTATTGGCCATTTGCCCAAACTCAGATGCAAGAGGCAAGTTAGGCCTTAAGGCCGCTTCTGGGCTTGCAAGATTGCCTTTAATTGCTGTTGCTGAGGCGGCTGCTCTTAAGTCTTTTATTAAATCATGCGCGTCTGATGGCAACATTTTTGTCGTGATATTTGCATCTTTCATGTGCTTCATTAATTGCATGGCAATGTCTTTTTTTACTTGCGCTGACATGCTCGCTTTTTTTGACGCTTCATCAATAGTTGCCTGCAAGTAATCTCTATATGATTTTGGATTAATTACGGCCCCTTGCGCTTCTGGCTCATGAATTGCCTGGTTATATAATCCACTACTAACAAGCTTAGCTTTTTCAGGATTTGCAAACACAGCTTTGCCAGCACGCAATGCCGTTCCAATGGTTCCTGGGATAAGTCCGCCCAATGAAGCGCCTATTGCCCCCTGGGTTAATGGATTTTCACCTTGACCCGCGGCAATGGCGGCACTTGGCGCGCCAACATCGATTGCGCCTTTGGCCATAGAGCCAAGCACGCCAGTTCCTAATTTGCCAGCTAAGGCTTCACCTAGACCGCCTGGAAGCATTGCAAATGGCGCCATCTTGCCAAGCTCTTGAGCTGGTGCGACAACTTGGGGATTTTGTTTTTGCAAAAAATCTTTAATGCTGTCGGTTAGATATGAATTATCATGAATGTTTTGCAAATTACCGCCAATATCCTCTAGCGCCACATCAGCTCCGCGCATAAAGCCACCAAGGCCAGCTTTTACATCTTGCGCTGAGCGATAAGTTGGCTTTAAAGCTTGAATAAATTGAGCAAGTCGCTCTTTATCATAAAGAGGCGCTTGCTCATTATTATCTTGGGCAGTCACTTGGTTGTTTTGTTGGTCTTTTTTAGGCGAAACCAAATGCGGGGCGACATCTTCAAAATCTTCATCGGTAATATTGTAGGCCATTACTTTTGTCCTTTAGATTTTTGAAATTGACTATAGGCAGCCTTTTGCACTTCAGGAGATTGCTTAGCAAGCCAAGACTTAAATTCGGCCTTAGATTCAAAATGCTTCATTAAATCGCCGTTAAAAGCTGAATAAGTTTTTAAATCGCCATTCTTTTTTAAATGTCCTTCCCATAGCGAGCCTGTTAATAACCCTCTTTCAAATAACTCTCGCAATAATTGCGAGTCATGAACTAAGGTGTTTTTAACTTGGCCTTCAGGGTCACCGGCGAGTGCTCTTAGATTGTCTTCCAGGTGTTGATTAATGCCCTTTGGTGAGACGCCTAATAGATGAGGAAGAGATGCGGCCATATATTGAGCATCGCGACGTAATGATTGATAATCGTCTTGAGTCCAGTTAGATATTTTTCTAATGCCGGGATAGAATAATTCATCCCCAGCTTTTTTTAGCAGCCGGTCAAAGTCATTTAAGAAATAGGTGCCATTAGAAGCAAGAGCGCCCATGTCTTTATAGTCTTGAATTTTTTCTTGGTCAGTTAATATTTGGCGTTGTTGCTGAAAGGTTCCATGCATTAGTTGATCTGCCACCTTCAACTTTGCCTCAGAACCAGGAAGCCCAGCCATTTGATATTCCTGCGCCTCATCCTGCAACTTTTTAACCTGCTGGCTAACCATATCAGCATGCGATGGCGCTTCATTTCCTTGGGCTGGATATATCGGGGCATTAGCTATTCTCTCAGCTTGTGCTTGCTCGCCAGGACTTAAATTATCTGCATCGATACCACCTGGGATTTCTTGAGCTTCTTGCCCTTGCATTCCACCAGCTTGCAAATTAGCGGCAAGTTTTTGCCGAATAGCCTGAGACATAGGCAGCCCAGCGTTGGGAATTTGCTGTGATTGCGATTGATCTGGGGCACCACCTAAATTCAACCCTTTCTCTTGCGCTATTTGCTTAATTAAAGCCGACTTAAATGCCGCTTGATTTAATCCCAAATTGGAAGAAATCGCTTTTGATTGCTCTTCGGATATTAAAGATGGGTTCTGCCCTTCTGACAACCTATTTGCCAATTGCTGCTTATATAACTCAGCTTGGGCTTGCGGCCCAATGTATTGCATAATTGCTTGCATCTTTTGATTATGCAACTTCTGCGCAATGGTATCTTGAATGAGCTTCTGCAATTCCTGCGAGCGCTGCATACCCGTTAAAACAGGGTTGGCCTGCTCAGGTGATAAAATCGGAAAACTAGCATTATTTATTGCCATCTTTTACTCCCTCATAATCCAAAAAGCGCTAAAGCACCACCAAAAAGCTGCCCAAGCCCACTGCCAAAACCTTGGTTCTGATTATTTTGAGCCGCATACTGCAATTGCGCCTGATTGTTTAAGATATTCGACGTATCCTCACCCAATGCCTGCGCTGAATGCTGGCCTTGACCAGAGATATCACCAAGGCCCTTAAAGCCCAATCCATATTGATTAAGCGCATTGCTCAAATAATTGTAATAGTCTTGGTTAGCTAGATTGTTCGCAATCCCCGCCGAATATTGCTGAGCCTGAGGACTTCCCGCCATACCACCAGCTGATGCTGCATTATTAGCTGCCTGTGTGCCTTGCTGAATTTGAAACTGCAAGCCAGGGGATTGTTGAAAATTCTGCCCGATATTATTAATAAAGCCACCAGGATTTTGTGTTAATTGCTGCGCCTGCTTTAACCAATCTGGTAAAGCCTGTTGGCCTGACTGCATCCATGGTTGAAAATATTGTGGCAATTGCTGCAATGCTTTTTCATAATAATCATTGGCTTTATCACCTGGATTGGGCATAAATAAATTGCCAAATAAACTAGCGGCACCCTGACCTATTTGACCCCATGGAGATGAACCACCTAAATTGTTTCCTAACATGATCTGCCCCCTATGACGTCATTATTTGGTGAAAAATACCCGCTAAATTTACTTGCAGCGTATTAGTATCATTTGTATAAACCAAAGCTCCAGGCACCGTTAACAACCCAAGATTAGCTGATGGTTGTTGCGGCACTCTTACCCCCTCAGGCGATAAAATATATTGCAGGCTAACTAGCAATTGATTAAAAAATGCCAATGCCTCAGGCGTAAGAAATCCGTCTTTATCCACTACTTTTCCGGTGAATAAATTTGGTATTTGAATTTTTTGATTGCCCGCTATCATTGATAAACGTTTAACTCCCCGTCGGTAAAAACTGTTCTGCCAAAACTGTGAAATCTAAACTGACAAGTAAGTTCATTAGCCTCGCCAAGATTCCAGAAATTAAGGCGATTGCGTCTTTTTGCTTGCGGGTTTAATTGTTTTCGATAGGCCGGCCCATAAGTATTGCCACCATCTTTTGAAACGGATAGATCTACCACCTGGGTTGCATTTGGATCTGTTTGCGCCCCTTGCTCGATCACAAAATTCGCATTACTGCCAATAAAGCGCGATGCATCAGGCAATCTAAAAGTTGGCGGAATGCGAATGCAGGGAATTTCATCACCGTTGTAAGTGGTAATATTGGAGTCAATTTGATAAAGATTGCCATCGATGATAGAAACAAAATAATATTTATTATTAAAATATGTAATACGCTTTGCTATAAACGCAGTCATGTCCGGCGCACATAAATTACTAAACTTTCCGCTAGTAAAATCATAACAAAGCGAATAATTATCAGCGGGGAAAACTAAGACATAAATTACATGATCGTATTGTCGAAACAAAAACCCATAACAGTTTGAGGGCTGAGATAGATTTGATAAGGCAAAACCAATTCCATCAGTCGATAATCGCTTAATACTCTGGCCATCGGTATACATGATGGTCGGCCCTGATTGCTCATTGCCACCAAGCCAAACAACATAATCCTCAAGCGCTGCAATTGATGCCGCATTTAAACAACCATAATCAATATTGTTAAATGTGTCGCGCTGATAGGGAAATAATTGCAATCCCAAATCCGCCCAAGGTTCAGTAACGTTAGTGCCGAAAATTAAAAGTTTATTGCCCTTACCAGGAATGCGCTTTGCCGCAATTGGCAAATCAGGCTTAGTTTGAAACTCACCAATATGCTGTGAATCAATTGGGAATATTAAACCGTTATTATTGTAAGAGAGATACCACTGACCATCACTTGCGGTGACAATGAAATATGTGTCCTGAAACTCAACATATAATGGACGCAGAGTATTAAGACTGGTCGCATATTGAAATGTTGGCCCATAGGCATTTGCATAGCCATAAGTATTAAGTGTTGTATAAGTTAAGCCGGTGGCCGCAGCAGAGCGCGTTGCAGTAATGGTTATAGCACTTCCCGCAACAATAGTCCCCGTAGTTAATAACAGAGCATTGGCAAGTAATGTTTGCAGGATTGTATAACTTTGCCCCGCAATTAAAGTTGTGGGCGCAATTGGGACATAGCTTATAGAATTAGGGGGATTGATAGTTGAGAATATTGTTGTCGAAACAACAAGTGCACCAGCATTGTCAAATATTCCAACTTGAACATTGCCACCTTGGAAAATATTTGCCGCAGCATTTTGATAAGCCCCGAGAGTGGTGACGATAATATTATTCGCGCCCACGGTAAATGTAGTACCCGCAACAGTACTAACCACCTGTGATGATGCGGTGGTGAATGTTATCCCCGCATAGGCTGCAAGAGTTGTAGGGAATGGAACCTGGCTAAAAATTCCTGTGGCATAATTATAATTGTAGAGATATGTTCCATCACATATTTCAATTTGACTTGCATTATTCTCGGCAATAAAAACATCACCTGAGCTTGTTTGTAATTGTCCGAGGCGTTGCGCATTTAGCGTTGCATCAATTGAGTAGAGAGTATTATCAATTACCGCGAAGATAACACCTGCTTTTTCACTAGAGTAAATTGCCCGCCCTTCTGATCCACTTAATACCGGCTCTGGGGGGCTTGACTCTGGGACATATTGAACCTCATAGCCAGGAAAGTTAACCATCCAGCCATCGGTTATTAACATGTTGTAGGTAACTTCGGGCGATATTTTAGGATAGCGACCAAATGATGAGCCACCGACCATTTTTAATGGAATTGGTTTTGTTGGCGGTGTGCTTGGCTTCATAATTTTTCACTCGCATAAATTATCAAGAGGGCCGCCAACCAAGTCCCAAATTCACATCCGCCCAAGTAAGACCTGGCTGTTTTTGAAAACAGGAGATCTTCTGAATGGTTAAATCTGGCGTGGAAACTTGATTGATTATTTTTCGATATTGCATCAGCGTTTTTTCAGTCTGCTCAGGCAATGAAACTGTATATTCTGAGCAAATATATTGCGCTAGTTCATAGCGCAAATATTCGATGTAGAAAGCATCTAAAGTCAGAGATAGATCTTGCGTCAAGATAACATTAGTTAAACCAAATTTACCCCATATCTTGATGGGATAATTATCTGCAGGCAGATAGTACAAGTAAATATTCGAACCATTTAAGGTACGCTCTAAACGCCAAGTAAAAGGCAATGTTTGTATATTATCGACGCGTCCTGTTCCAAAGTATTGTTTTCTTGATTGTGACGACATCGCATAACGAACAACCCCAATGTTAAACGTTATTGAGTCTACGAAAACAAGATTCGGGATAAAATACTTTTCCTGGCCTGCTACGGCGTTTAGATCGTACTCTTGAAAATAAGTAATAAAGTCTAGATTGGCGCTTTTGATTGCAAGCATTGCGTTGAGCAAATCAAGACCTTCAGTTACCTGGTCGCCAGTCACAACTTCTAAGTTCTGACTGACCACCCCAGATAAATAAAACGATTTTGTAATAAGCTCAGCGGTTAAATAGGCCATTATAAAAATGCCTCAAAACCTTGAACCGACAATGCAAGAGAGCCAGCACTAACTTTATAGTCAATTGATGGAACCCCTAAAGGCGCTCTCGTTAAAAATTTAAATTGCTGAGTTGTAGGCTGGCCTGCAACGTTACCAACAATAGTAAATAAGTTTGTAGTGACGCTATCTCCCGGCATCCTAAAGCTCGCCACATCACCCGGCGCATTAGGCGTGAAAGACGCCCAAAAATAAACATTAAAATTTCCAAATGACGGCACCCCCGCAGCAACGCTAATAGTAGTAAGTGTATTTGCCGTAAGCGCAGCACTTACTACCGGCATTTGAGGCCACCAATATGACTTAATACTTGATGAGCCAACAGATTCCTGGGTATTAAACGGAATAAAATTTGCCGAGCCATCAGTTAAAGCAAAGCCCACTAGCCGATAGCTGTCATAACCAGCTGGCATAACAGGGGTTGTCGAGGTGGAAATTAATCCCGCAGCAGCTCTAAACCCACGTGAATCTCCCAACACAAAAACATAGTACCAAGTGCTTGCCGCTATTGTTCCTGTATCTAAGCCATTGGCGCCAGAAACAGTACGGGTAATACCGATAAAAGCGCTAGAATTGATATCAACGAGATTGTTTGAATCCCTCGCTTGCAATGGCCTAAGGGTTATCGTATTAACGCCAGAAAAACCTTGAACTAGAGTAACTAGATAAAGGCTAGCTAAATTGCTAACAGAATTAAATTGTGCCGTCATCTAAAATCCCCCTTTATAAGGCCAGCTCAAATCCTTGAACAGACAATGATAAATTGTCAGAGCCGGACGAAAGGATATAGTCGATACTCGCGTTACTACTCGATACTTCAGTTAAAAGCTTAACTTGCGCGCCCATGGGTTGAGCAGCAACAGGATTGGCTAAACTAAAAAGCGGAGTAGTTGCAGCGCTACCGGTAATTCTAAAACTTACGGTATTAGCAGCAGAGTTAGCGGTATAGGCAAGGTTAAACCAGGCCATAGTTGCAGCCAGAGGCGGAACCCCTACAGCAACGCTAATTGTTGCCAATGAATTGGAAGTTAAGGTTGCATTAACCAATTGGTTCACATCATAAAATAATGTTCTCATGGAGCCCGAAGATGCGGCTTGCCAGAATTTTAAGAAATGTGAGCTACCGTCAGTTCTCATGGCTCCAATCAAGCGAAACGAATCATAGCCAAAAGGCAGAGTCGGTGCCGTTGCAGATAATGACACCAAGGCAGCTGGGGCGTTATAGGCAGTGGAATCACCTATGACAAAGGCATAATACCAAGTAGAAGCTGCGAGCGAGCCTGTATCTAAGCCATTGGCGCCATTTACTGCGGCGTTGATAGTTAAGGTTGCGGCGACGTTCATGTCGATCACATTTAAGCTATCTCGGCATTGGCCTACGCCAATTGTCAAAGTGGTGTTGCTCCCCCAGGCAAAGGGAAGCTTGTTAACGTATAAACTGGGCAAATTAGTTACCGGTGTTAATTGCGTGGTCATGTTAGATCCTCTTAAAATTGTTAGTAATTACTTGCGCCATTACAATGGGAACAACATGCGCATGCAGTAAAACGGCGGTAAACCAGAACCCCAAGTACAATCTAGGATTGAACCTTGGAAGTTTTGACCAAATTGAGCACCGTTAGTGAATCTTAATGCAGCACCACTTTTTGGATCGGCTTCATTAGCTGTCGCAAATGGTGATTGGTCAGGTAATCTTGGCATCGCTAAATAAGCAGCATCACCTGCCACTAATAATCCGGTTTGATGAGATGGCATAACCGCGATTTTCATCCCAGCAACAATATTTGCATTGATACCTTGGTTATAAGTATTGATAGCACCGGATGATTGAAATGGCACCGCCAAGTTAATAACAACATGACCTGAACCATCAGCAGCCGCATTATTAGTAATGCGATTTTGTACGCGTTGGTTAGTTAGCTGACCACCATAGAAAGTTAAACATCTAAGATTGGTTTGACCGGCAACACCATCAACAAACTGGAATACATCGCCTTGGGAAATGGCGTTAGCATCACTTGCAGTGGCGCCACTTAAGGTCATTTGCGTGATATTTTGGCCGGTTGGATCGTTAGTTGAAATAACCGTTAATTGATTGCTAGTGCCACCAGCATTACCAACGTTACCCGAAACATGTACCGGTAATAAGTTAGAGCTGTAATAGCGAACAATTGGCGTACCAAAGCCGCCGATTTCCCAGCTGTTAGCAAGATCATTATTTCGATTCATGGCAAATTGATTTAAACCAGAACCGATAATCGCAGGGATATAAGTATTAGGCAGAATTACCCAGATTTTATCAGGGGAACCCGTCACTCTAAATTGTTGGATCATTTGCTCTAATTGTTGATAGCTATTAATCGCCGTAGCACCATCACCAAAGAACTTGAATGGCCCAGATTCAGTGTGCAATGCACCTGTTGGGACTTGTTGGCCATTGACCACGGTATAAACGGGTACGGCACTGTGAGCATTAAGCAAAATGTTTGATTCAATTTTGGCACCTAAGGTGACAACAGCAGAATCACCAAATTCTGACATGTATGAATCAACTTCTTTATCTACGTTAAAAATACGCTCTTGTGCGGTAAAGCCCATTGAAACGTTGGCTGCTTGATCGCACGTCAATGTATATGGAATTTGCACCGCAGGCTGAAAGCTTGCTACTAAACCGTCAGCAACGGTAAAGCGTGGTGGTAAATCGAAAGTGGTAGAACTGCCTAAGTTGGCAATTTCATTTTGAAAGTTTTTGAATTTTTTATTGAACATGGCAATAGCGCAATATGAGTTTTGTAAGCGCGCTAAGTTTGCTCGGTTAAATACTTGGACTGTTTGCAAAATATTGGTAGTAGAGGTCATTTTTATAACTCCGGTACGGATTGAGTTATTAACAATGACGCTCTAAAGAAAGAGGTTTTTAGCCCTTATAACGACGGCTAAAATGATCCCAATCTGGCAAGCCATCACTGCTAATGCCGATCGGAGATGAATTAACTTGACTCAATGGCGCTTTAATATCCGGAGCACTCTGCGATTGATTGGCCTTAATAGATGAGCTTAATTTCTGCAACTCACTATATGCCAATTGCGGCTGCATCTGCGCTAACTGCTGCAATGATGCTATCTTGTATGGGTTCTGAGCCAAGTCATACATGATATCGCCAGTGTTATCTAAGGAGCTTGTCATCTGGACTAAATCAACCATCTTGCCCAAGTCTAACTTGCCCACTTGCTGTGCAAAATCAGGGTATTTGCTTGCCGCAGCCTGCATCTTTTGCTGAAATTGATTAACCACCAAATCAGCACTAGCCCGCATCTGCGCATCTTGAATTTGCTTAGCCGATTCATCCGCTACCATCTTGCGCACTTCTTCAGGAGTCATCCCGCTAAATTGCGTTGGCTGCGCTTGACTAGCCGCATACTCTTTATCACGCTTGCTATACCCACGATGATGCGCATCACGCACAATCGCATCTATCTGACTCTGATGCATTGTTTTAACATCAGAGGCCGGAATATTGGGAGTAGATTCAACCGGAGTATTAACCCCAGAATCACTCATAACATCATCAGTCATTTAATTTATCCCCTTTTGACTGTTAACCCCGTCACGGTATTGACCTCTACGAACGCGTAGGTGCGACTATTTTGACCTGATAGCTCAGTAATTTCCCGTAGCACGGTTTCTATCTTCGCCCATCATAGCTTGTAAGTTATTGTCAAGCAATAAAAGCTCACTAAATTAGTGCACTTTATTTGAATGCTTTTTTATAGGTGAGTTTTATGTTCCAAAAAGGGGTGAATTTAGTCCCTTATATTTCTGCTGTGGAATGTTGCCAGTACAAATTTTAAGCAAAAGAAAACCGATAACTGCGGGTGAAGCAAATTATCGGTTTAAGATTTCAAGGCGCTTATTACCGCCTTCATATGTCTTACTGACTCAATGACGCTTTGATACTCTGACGTTAATTTAGTTGCATCGGTAGTTGCAGAAGCAATTATAAAGTCAGTTAGAGTGACGCCTGATACTAGACAGGCTATTTCGATAAGATTTTTAATATTAGGCGTCACTCTTAATTCTAAACGTGTTGTTTTAACCATATCAATATTGCTGGCCCTGACTTAACTCTTCCTTTCGTCTATGCTTGCGCTCACTTTCCAAGATGTCATGAGCAAGTCGCGCCTTGTCATGAGCATGGTCATGATGTTGACTTAGTTTACGCATTTCTAGCTCATGTTGGGACACTTCACGTTCTGTTGCGGTTTTGGCCATTTGAACAACGGAATTTTGGCCAGCTTCGTGCGCATCTAATAATATACGCATAGTTTCATTTTGCATTTTCTCTTCGTCGGCACTTAGCTGTCTATTGCGTAATGTCCACTCTTGATGCATTTCTTGCATTTCTTTTTGCAACTTCGCTGCATCTAATTGCAGTTTTTGCATGACGGCTTGAGCCTTGATCATCTCTGGGTTTGGTTGCGACTGAGCTTGCTTTCGCATTTGCTCTTGCTCTTTCTGCCATTCACGCGCCATGTCTTTTAGTTTTTCAATGCCACGAATTTCTAAGTTATCTAAAATAACTGGCAATCCTTTTTCATTAAAAAAAGCTGCAAACTGTTGCGATGCTTTGGACAGAGCAATTACTTGTTGCAATGCTCTATTCTTTTGCACAGAGAAATTAGCGCCAGCACGCACTTTGACGTTGAGAGCATTGGATTGATATTGCATATCGCTCTCACCAATTTTAATAAATGAGCGTTTACCCTCATCATCAATGATTGGAATAGTACGCGGTGTTTTAAAATATTTAGGAATAAGATTAACAACTACTTTAGCCGCTTGCTCTAGCGCGCTTAAATAACCCATAACATAGGGCATCGCTGCAGCATTAGAATGTGTGGCACCTTCGACAATAGCTTTGCCTGAGACATCATTGCCATTTACGCCTAGGGCAGCATCATATGAGCCTAAGAGCGCTTGCACTGTTTGATCTGCCGTAGTAAATGCCAACATGATTTCTTGCGGAATAGGTGGGCGCACAACAGGCTGTGGTGGTTGCAGGGGAATATTTGGATCGCCTTGATAAAAAGCATTATAAATGTAGTTGCTTGGAGCCTGAATATTAGTATAAGCCGCTCGATAATCTTGCTCGTCTGGAATAGATTCTTTTGATGCAATGATTTTATGTTGGATCATGTTTTCTAATTCATTCGCTAAACATTGGCCAGCAAAGTTTTTAAGGCGAATCGCATCTTGCGCGTGATAAAGATAAGGTCTTGCAATTTCTTCAACGTTTTCAGAGTTATCATCTTTTATCCGCTGAGCATTACCAGGCACATAAATTAATGGCAAGTCTTCATAATCAGTTTCCTTCTGCTCGATTATTTTATCTTCAATTAATCGATATCTAACAATTACTGTTTTAGTAGTCCATCGCTCCTTAATTACTGCAGCCGGCTGCTCAATATGTTGCGCGGCATTCCACTGCTCAAGATATTTCTCATATTGTTTTTCTAATAAAACCTTTCCATTGGCCAACTGTAAAAGCCTTACTTTTTTTCGCTTCTTTTCATAATAATCAACCAGCAATAAGATATCTTCTTTGCCACCGCGATATGACCAACTAAATGCGCCGAATGAACTTTTAGCAAATTCCAAATTGCTGATATCCACTTCTGGATTTTCTCTTTTAAAATCTTCAATGGTTTTAGGAAAACATTCAAAGCAAAAATTGCCATCACTTTTACTAGGTTCTACTGCCATGGGGTCAAATCCAACTAGAGTAGGGTCATAGCATTTCATAATTTTAATGCATTGCTCAAAGGCCATTTCATTTTCATAGTCAGTATAGATCTTCATTACTGAAAACCCACCGCTTAATTGCTCTTCATAAATAGAATTAGGCAACAGCGCCTTATCACAAAAGATATGTCTTATATGACCTTCAATATTATCGATGGTTTGCACACTAATTTGAGAAGAATCATTACTGCCAACTTCAATGTCAGGTATTTGATCTGCAAACTCACCACGCAAGCGCGAGATATAAGCCTCGCCAATATTAAATGCAACTTGCGGCTTTTGAGTCGCAGATAAATAAGCATAGTCAGTATCATTCAATGTAGATTTGTATAAAAACCTGCGCGAGTATGAAAACCTTCGGTAATTGGGCGCACTGAATTGATACGCTTTTTCAACATTGGTTTTAATTCTTTCTAGTTCATTTTGAACTTTTTCACCTGGTTGCCGCATAACGTTTCTCCTTTAGCGAATTTATTTTTCTGTTGTAGGCTCCAAGCTCTGAATGATAATTATTTTTCATCGCCGTGAGATTTGTTGTCATAAAACCTTTAATTAAAGCTATATCTATTGCGTCGTAACAAGTGTCACAAATATCGTCATGAGCATGTGAATTGTTAGCTGTTATTTTTTCCATGTGCGCAAGACATGTTTCAACATGAGCGCCTTGCTCTGGCAGCGAAATAAGTTTTTTACTGACATAGGATTGCATCGCGACAAAGCGATCGCACTTTGAACCACTGGCAACACTGCGCTCAATATCCACCAAAGATAAACCGCGATATGCCTTTAAAACTGAAAGCAAAGTCACGCCAGCGGATTTTTTCTCGATACAAATCTTGAGCGGCTTAACAGGATGCTGCAAACACTTCGCATAAAACTGCATAAACTTATTTTCTAAAAATCTTGGCTCTTCTCGAAACTCTAAACAATCTATCCAATGCAACGCATAGATATCAGTCTCAACGCCATATTGTTCGATTTTGTAAACGCCCCAAAATGATAAAACGCTGGCATCGTTATAAGTCTTCGCAGTCTCGGCAATATCAGCAGTAATAAATGTGGTTAAAATCTTAGGCTCTTCTTTTAATAGAACAAAATCTTCGCGACAAAATAAACCGCCGCCGGCGGGGATTGGCTGTTGTTGTAATTGCGCCCAGTAAGTATAACGATTAAACTTTTCTTCGCGTTGTAATACTTCTTCATTGTGAACTTCTGGGTAGAGCGGAAAACCATTATCAGCGCGAGCTTTTAAAATTACCTTATCCCATTTCTCACCATCACCACCCTTTATAAACAATGCCGGTAAATCTTCTTCATGAACTCTTTGCCCAATAAACAGCATTGGTATAGTTGGCGAGCGCTTGCGCATCTTAATAGTCTCGAAATAATTACGTCTTACCGCATCTCTAGATAGCTCGCTATGAGCCTCATCTGGTTTATGCGCATCATCCATGATTATGCAGCCACTAAAGCGATTAAGGCCAGGTAAGCCCGCATCAAAGCCCGTGATACCACCTTTACTACCAAAGGCTCCCACAGCTCCGCCTTGCTCTGTTTTAAAGTAAGCATTAGCACTAGTGTCTTGCCTGATCGAAACCTGGAATAGCTTTTGATACTCAGGCAATAGCATTATCTCTTTAATACCTGCAGTATGCTTTGCTGCTAAGTCTTGACCATAAGAAATATATAAGAAATTGCAGTCTGGATATCTAGCTAAGGCCCACGCAACAAAATGCTTAGCAAACTCGGATTTGCCCCAGCCAGGGGCGAGATTGATACAAAGATTATTGGTGCGATTGTGAAATAAATCAGTTAGTGCTCGACACACCGTTATAGCATGTGGCTCATTGCCGGCTGGATTTGAAACAATAAAGTCTCTATTAGTTCTGAGCTTATACATTACTTTAGTAAACAACAGTAAAGATGATAGCAATCTTACTCGATGTCTTGTGTCACGCTCTGACTGCTGTTGCTCAGTGATTAGCATTTATTTTTAATGTTCCATGTGGAACAATCCTTGTTAAGTACCCGTTGTTGCAAATTCAGGCAAAGCTTTTTGTCTTTGCTCTTGTTGCTCAATATAGACAGCTCGACGCTCATTCCATTTTTTTGGATTTTCTTTATAAACGCGAAAGTCATAATCAAGCTTAGAGTCTGTTAAGAACTGATGCATCAAAGCATTTTCACTGCTAAACGCATCTAAATAACTTTGAGCTTTAATGGAATCTCTACGAAGTAGCTCAAGCTGATTGTGCAAATGATGAATTTGATTAAGTAGTTCTTCGACTGAAAAGCGCGTGTCAGTGAAATGCATTAATATTGTCCCTCGCATTCTTTGATAAGCGTTTCAACCCGATTAGATTGATCTTGATTAAGCTGAGCATTTAAAATCATATGCTTTTCAGGCGCATAATGCCCCTGCATCTTATTAAGCTCAGATATCAATTTAACCACCGCACTAGCTTTTTTATTCATCAAGTCCAAATCATCAGACTTAATAGGAGTTATCTCACCCAAAACATTAATCAATACAGTCAACTTATCTTCATACGAGCAAAGCTTGCTAGTAGCCAAAACTTTCTGCCGCATCACTCGAGTCTTGCGCGTTACTTTTTTAAACTCACTATCTATAAGCGCGTTATGCCTTGTCGCGAATTTGAACGGCTCTTTTGCTACGAGCTCTACCGCGTCTTTTAACGCCTTCTCCTGCCACTGTTTTTGCATCTGCTGTAAGAGCGTCAGCGACTCGTTCGTCGACATGATAAATTACCCCCGCACCTTCACACGCAGGACATTTAACCCGCATAAACCCAAAGCCTTCAACATCTTTAGCCCCATAGCATTTATTGCATTTCTCAAACATTTTTAAATCCCCCATTACATACTATCACATTAAAATCAATAGCAAAATTAATGCACTTTTTATACTGTTTAAGTATCGGCACCAATGGCATACACTATAGTGGTTTACCATTGGTTATATAGGGGTTTACCACTATACGCGCATATAGGGGTTTTCCCCTATATCGGGCGGCAGATCTGGGCCCTAGTAAATCAAGTCCACCGTAATGTTTAAAGCAAATTATTATCAGGGTTGGTAATAATTATTGTTGACTCCATTATTACTATCTGTAATAATGAATTTGTAAATTGATACTTAAATTTAGATATTAGATAGAGGATCCAAACATGACAAAAGCTTATATAAATTTCGAATTAACTGACTTATTCCCTCTGCATTGCCATTATGATGGTCAAATAAACCCTCAAAAAGCGTACATTAGCCTAGATTTAAGAGACGGCGAAGTCACTGCTGATTATGACGGCGAGATTGGTGGTGGAATACCTTCCGATGTTTTTAATGGTCATGTTTTGCGCTGGGAGATCCGGGATGAATTTACAGCCGATGAAATTTATTCCATTTTAGAAGAAAACCTTGAATATTTTCAATACATCTTAGATAAAGCTGAAGATAGCACCGAAGGCTTAGATTGCTTAGATGATAATAAATTTTTAAATTATGTTCCCGCTGGCGGAATTCACGATTTTGATTATTTTGATTTTTTTAACATAGGTGAAAATGAAACTGTCGAACAATTTATTGATAAGTTTTATGAAATGGACGGCGAAGATGGTTATTACTTTAAATTTAGAAAGTCCACCAGAGATGATGTAAAAGAAATGATTTTAGAGCAATGGTATGACGCTTTGGGAGCTGGCGACGAATTATCTCCAAAAATTGCTCAATATCTGCTAGACGATGGTCGATACAATGACAACTGGGCCGAAGAATTAAAAGAAATGGCAGAACAACAAGGAAAATAGCCATGAAGCTAAAGCATAAAACCAATTGCGCAAGAGCATATAACTATCGAGATAGAGCCTGTCCCAAGTGTCGCGAATCAGATGGCGCAAATTCCTATAAAATACTCGATTTGCGCCCATCTCCTTCGAACATGCCAGCAAAATACACCAAAATAGGAAAGCTATTTAGTGCCATTTTAAAATAATAAATTACAACTTGATTGCACCTAACATCACAGCTAAACTACAGAAGTTCATATGATAAGACTCTCTCTTGTGATGTTGTAGCCGCTATTTCCCATTGTAGCGGCTTTTTTTTGACCAAATATCCATCCATTCACCAAAAACTCATAAACGACTCCACAAACCCATCCCAAATACCACCAATTTCAAACAAAAGACCACCGCCATTGAATTATTATCGCCAACCCTATGCTACCCTACGGAGTGACCATAAGAATCGCAAGGAGAGCCGCTATATTCAACAAAGCGCGTAGGCTTTTGCGACTCCCAGGCAACATACTGCATCGCATGAGCCTTGTACCACATCCCAACTTTGCCTTCCCACTCACCATTGCGTTGCTTATCGCAAATAAAAACTCCATCCGGCTGCTGCAAAATATCGGCGCTAAATGCCGAATTGGTCGATTTTTTAGCAATTTCGTCTTCTTTGCGCTTATTGCGCCAAATGGTAAAACAATTATCCGCCAAGTCAGTAATCACCCCGGAACCCTTCACATCTAACTTCCCAGGCTTCTGTCCCTCATCACTGCCCTTCCTGGGATGTACCACCATATGTATATGGCAGTTGTTCTCGTTTTTAAAATCACAAAGCTTATTCACGATATCTTTCTGTCCGCGATAATCATCCTCAGCCACTCGCAGCATCATCAACGAGTCCAGCACCAGCACGTCATAGCCGCTATATTCGTTAAAGACTTTGTATGCCGATAAAATGCCATCGATGCTAGCACTGCCGACATTTGGCTCAACATAGAGCTTATCTTTTAGCCATTCCAGGGCTGCCAAGATGTAATTAGGGGATGGCAGTTTCATGCATGTCGCCTGGATGATTAAGCGCTTGAGCAGTATATGTCGACGTAGCTCAAGACTTGCGACGTATATTTTTGCTCCTTGCCGCATACAGGAGAGCATGACATGGCCGAGAAAATTGGATTTACCATGACCGTTAATCCCTGACCAGATGCTTAGCTCGTTTGGGCGGAACAAAACATTGTTACGTAGGCTCTCGATCGGCGGTTGATACCCCAGAGGCACTCCACCCGGGGGATAAAATGACTCAAGCACAAGCTTGGCTAAACCAGCATCTTGCTCCGCTTGCAACTTAGTCGCGATGTTAATTAATCCTGCGTACTCATCCATGACTCACTCCTGTGCTTAAGCTAAAAAATTACCCCGTCGAATGCAGACAAGGCTGGGTCTGGTTTAACGTTTCGATTTTGCTGCTTAGCTTGCCGCTCGATTTCTTTTTTGCTCATGACGACATCTTCCCAACAACCTTGGTTCAACCATGTGGTCGGGTTTTTCCATGCGGGGATAAAATTTAAGCCAGCGTCTTCTTTCAGTTCGCGCTCAGTTATTTGTGCTTGCAATGCAGGTACACAGGCATCATGCTCTTCTTGTGTTAATTTTGACCAAGATTTGAATGCAGACTTTTTACCCACTTTGTTTGGATATAGTTCCCAAAATTTCTGGAAAGAGGACACAAAGTAATCGCGTGAGCGATTACGCGCGTTGCTAGTGTTTTTTGTATCTGGTTTATTATCTGTATTTCTTCTAACATATTGCATATCTGCCACGTGGACGTTGCATTTTTGCAATATGAGGAGTTCTGCGGCCTCTGGGTCATTTTGGCTCTGCAGCCCAGTAACGGCCGATGATCCACTTTCTGCAATATCGACATTGCACTTTTGGCCGCTTTCATCATCCCATGAATCCTTTATTTCGTTCAAATTTAGTACAGCGTACCAAACTGTGCGATCGAATTTGTTCTTAGAATATGACCCGCTCATTATGGCCTTTTGTGCAATTAAGCTTTTTAAGAATCGCTGGATTTGATATTTGTTCCACCACGGAAACCATTTAACAAATGCATCCAATGTATTATAGGTCCACCAATTACCATCATGGAAATTATGGTTATTGCGCATATTTGTCTGCGCCCAAAACTTGAGATTGTATAAAATTACTGCTTCATTTAGGCCATATCTTTGTGCGTCTTCTGGGTAGAAATTATAGGTTTTCATTTTTTATTCTCCTGCTGTGCAGAGGTAGTTTAAGTTAAATAAATGGGCAATTGCGGCTTCGATGTCATGACAAATAATAGATGGGTATTTGCTCTTTATTCGTTCAAGAAAGTAATCAATTGGAATGGTTTGATCATCATCGGTTAGGGCTAGCAGGGATATTAAAATGCCTTTTTCGAAGATGCTTAATCTTGGGTCGAGAAAGGGGGATATGTTGATTTCTTTATTGTAGATTGGATCGCCTTGGGCGCAAAATTTAGTCATGGCTGACCTCGGGGGTATGGTGGTTAATAAAATATTGCTCGAGCGCGTCATATAGGCGCAGGGAGCGGTAAAAATCTTGTCTTGATTGTGGCGTAGGGGGATGATGAGCAAAGGTTTTAAAAAGCAATTTTTTGCCTTTTTTGACGAGTTCCAATTTGCTCTGCAAATCATCCATGTGTCAGATCCTTTCCAACAATTAAGATATATTTAGTAAATAAAAAAAGATTTGCTTTTTAGATAGTGTACTTTATGATGTGCTTCTCCTTTGTGA